ATGGCTTGTAGATTATAGATTAAAGCGCGATCGTGTTATTTGGCAAAATCACCCAGAATCAAGAAACGAAATAGAATTAAAACATGGAATCACAAGAAAGCTACCTACTTAGAGCAATGGGCCAATTTAAGAGCGCAAAGACGCCAAAGATTGTTAAACCTACGACTAAAGTCAGCGAATGGCAAGAGCAATTAGCGTTTTGTAAATGGCTTAAGAACACCCATCCAGATATTTTATTTCGCTCAGATATACAGTCTGCTGGTAAATTAACGCCACAGATGCAAGGAATTAAGTTAATTATTGACCCGCGATCTGGATGGCCCGATATTACAATTTTTAGTTTAAATTTGATGATTGAGCTCAAGTCGATGACGGCTTCACTATCTGGAGAGCATTATCGCAACCAGTTAGCAATGCATGACAAGTTACGAGAGTTAGGATGGCAAGTACACGTTTGCAGAGGAGCGGAAGAGGCAAAAGAAGTTTTTAACGCAAGTTTAAATGGCAAATAAATGAAAAAAGAAATAACAATCAACCCAGACAAAACCTACACTAAAACAGAGTACGCTAAGGCGTTTAGGATTAGCCGCCCAACAATCGACAAGCAAATAGACAACAAAGACCTAAAGATTATAGAGGTCAATGGTGTTACTTTAATAGTCGGCAAATAATTTCACCACCTAACTTTTACAAATTGTAAAATATGACTAAAGACCCTATTATATCCTACTTTAATAACGTAGCGCACGTTAAGAACGGCATGAGCCTTACATTTTCTGAGTTTTTAGATAAAGTCAAAGAAGGCTACTGGCAAGACGCAGTCCTAAAATACCGTAACGAAATGACAGCGGCAAATAAAAAAGCCTTGCCATACGTAACTATTTCAGGACTGTTTAAAGAGCGCAACACCGAAAGCATTACAACGCACTCTGGTTACATAGCTATTGATATTGACGGCATAAAGAACCTTAACGACGTGCGCGCTCAGCTTTGTTGCGATGCTAATTTTTATGCAGTATTTGTAAGTTGCGGCGGTGCTGGGCTTTGTGCAATAGCGCAGATAGACCCTAAACTACATCTTGAAAGCTTTAATTATCTATCAAAATACCTTTATGACAAATATGGTATTATCGAAGTTGATGAAAAATGCAAAGATATATCACGCGCACGCTTTGTATCTTATGACCCGGATTTATTCATAAACAAGGATGCAATCCAGATTAAGGTAAAGCCGTACCAAAAAAAGAAATACGAGCAAACGAGCTACGTTTTTGTTGAGAGCGAGTTTAGCGATATCGTAAAGTCAATAGTAGCGGAAGGTAAAGACGTAACCGAAGATTACGGCGACTGGATAAACATTGGCTTCGCGCTTGCAGGTAAGTTTGGCGAAAACGGTCGTGACTATTTCCACGCCTTAAGCGCAATGAATCCGACTTATAACCAGCTTAAATGCGATAGAAAATACACACACTTAATCCGTACTAAGCGCGAGCCTACAATATCAATAGACTTGATATATAACCTTGCAAAGAAGCAAAATATAGAAGTAAAGGCGATAGACGAAAAAAACATTGTAAACCAGATCAAAGGCTTTATTACAAAGAACTACAAGATGTCACGCAATGAGATAAGCCGTAATATCGAGATAAATAAAACGCCGATAAGCGACATAGACTTAAACTCTATATTTATAAACTGCAAAACCTTTATTGACAAATCAACTAAAGACCTTGTCCGCAGCGTTATATTCTCAGAGTTTACGCCGTCTTATAACCCTTTCCATGAGTTTCTCAAAGATCATGCTAAGCGCAAGCCAACAGGTAACATCGACAAGCTTATAAAGTCAATTACTACTGACACGCTTAATCATGGCCTTTTCATTAATAAGTGGCTATGCTCGCTAATGGCTTCCATAAACGGCAAACATTCGCCGCTGGTGTTAGTGCTAATCGGTGGGCAGAACACCGGCAAAACCGAATGGTTTAGGCGTTTGCTTCCCGATAAACTCAAAGCGTATTACGCCGAAGATAAGCTTGATCAGGGCAAAGACTCTGATATTTTAATGACTAAGAAGCTTATAATAATGGATGACGAAATGGGCGGCAAATCCAAAGCCGAAAGTAAGATGCTCAACCGCTTGACCTCATCACAGACCTTTTCAATACGCGAGCCTTACGGCATAGTATCGGTCGATCTTAATAGATTAGCCATGCTTTGCGGAACGACGAACCTTGAAGGCGTGCTAAACGATCCCACAGGCAACCGGCGGATATTACCTATCCGAGTGCTATCTATTGACTTTGAGCTATATAACTCAATCGACAAAGACGACTTGTTTTATGAGATTTATCACCTTTATAACAACGATCAGAACGGCTATTTGCTTACAGGTGACGAGATTAAAACACTTAACTCATCGACGTCAGAGTTTGAAGCCGTATCGCCCGAACAAGACATGATACTTAAATACTTCCGCGTGCCTGGTGACTTTGAGCCGTTCCGATACGTTACAACTACCGAGATAATGAGCGTAGTCAAGATGGGTTCACAGGTCACGCTATCGCTCGTAATGATAGGGCTACGTATGAAAAAGTTAGGTTTTAACAAGGTATCAACGCGAATAAATGGGACGCCGACTGGAGTTTGGGCTGTAGTCGACTTTCAAAACTTGACTACAAACTTGACTACAGAAAATAATAGCCCTACACCATTTTAAAACGGCTTTTTGTAGCCAATTTTACTCTGTAGTCAAGTAGTTAACTACATTACTATAATATATGAGATATAAATATATTTATTATTTATTATTATTTGTAAGTGTTTGAGATTTTCAGAAAAAGTCAACTACGTGACTACACAAGAAAAAAAGTGCGTTGGTTATATTAAAAACAAAGATTTTTTGTAGTCAACTATTTTTTAGAGTTAACTACAGAGTTAACTACAGACTAATTAATTGACAAACTTAACTACATTACTAAAAAATTTGTATATTTGTAGTATGATAGGAATTTATAAAATAACTTCTCCGGATAACAAGGTTTATATCGGTCAAAGTGTTGATATTCAGAATAGATGGAATCAATATCAAAAGTATTATGCTGAAAATCAACCTAAATTAAAAGCGTCTTTTTTTAAACATGGCATAGATAATCACAAATTTGAAATTATACATGAATGTACTTTAGATGAAATAAATGGACTGGAAATGTTTTATATAAATAGTTATAAATCAATAGATCAATTAAATGCAAATATTGGTACTGATAAAATTAAAAAGACTAAAATATTAAATACAAATAAAGAGTTTGATATTATAAAAAGGGCAACAAAACAGAAAATAAAAACAAGATATTATTCACGAAAATTAATGAATAAGCAAGTTATTGAATACAAAGAACTATTATCAACAATTTTTACTAATAAAAATCCGAATTCATATTTAACAGCTACAGAAATAAAATTGCTCATATTTAAAATAAAACCAGAAGCTCAAATAAATTCAATAGTATTTTTTGGGATAGCGTTAAAAGATTTTTTTGGTCACAGTGTAAGTAGGAGAGTAAATAATAAAATATTAAAAAGGTACTCAGTTTCTTTATTATGATGGATAAAACACAAAACATAAAAGTCAACTACATTTGGCGTAAATTGGACGATTTACCTTGCGGAACGGTAGTTGAAGTCAACGACAAATCTAATATTTGGATCATAAAAGCCTACATTGACAAGTATCAAACAGTAGAATTTAACCCGGATTATAGCAAAATTAAAAAGCTAAATAAACCGCTATGACTAAATTAAGAGTATTAGTCGCTTGTGAGGAGTCACAGGCAGTCACAAAAGAGTTTAGAGCTTTAGGTCATGAAGCATTTAGTTGTGATATTCAAGAATGTTCAGGCGGTCATCCAGAATGGCACTATCAAGAAGATATATTCAATGTTATTGATAAAGGATGGGATATAATGGTAGCTTTTCCTCCATGTACATATTTAACGGTAACTGCAAACAAATGGCTAAAAGACCAGCCTCCTTTGAAATCTGGCGCATTAGTCGGTGAGGCAAGGCGTAAAGCAAGAAAAGACGGAATAGATTTCTTTTTAAAACTGTCAAACGCAAATGTGAAACGCATTGCAATAGAGAATCCTGTGGGGTGCATGAGTAGCGTTTGGCGTAAAGCAGACCAAGTTATCCAGCCATATTATTTCGGGGATGAACATAGGAAATCAACGTGTTTGTGGTTAAAAAATTTGCCTATCCTATACCACAATAAATCAATTAATCTATTTGATCAAAATATAACTCATGTAGATCAGGGACAAAGTGCTGAATGGATTGATGGCAAAACAGGAAAAGTGAAACGACAACCAAAATGGTATGCAATGGCAAAGCAAGGAAAAGAATTAGGTGATAGATCGAAAGAACGTTCCAAAACTTTTCCAGGAATAGCCAAAGCTATGGCTACACAATGGAGTGAATATTGTTGTAGAATAAAAGCTAAATAAAATTTTGTAATTTTGAAAATACATAGAAAATACAAAGAATGAATCCTAACCCAGATACAAGCGGATTGATACGATATAAACCCGGTCAATCTGGTAACCCAGCAGGGAAACCATTAGGTGCAAAGAACCGCTCAACTATTGCGCGCAAATGGTTAGAACTAATGACTAAGGAAGCTAATCCATTGACTGGCTTGACAGAGGAGTTATCGCAAGAAGATATAATTACGCTTGCACAAATAAAGAAAGCTAAAGACGATCAAGATACAGCAGCTTATAAAGCTTTGCAAGACTCCGCCTATGGTGCGCCGAAGCAGGAGATTGACACC